ATTTAGATCCAAACTCATCAAAATATATTGGTCGTGTAATTGGTGATAGATATAGCACAATTGATACTGCAGGCAACTTGATTGTTAATGGAGATTATCCAAACATGTCTAGTTTCATTCGTGTAGTAGTTGATGCTGGAGTATCTAATGCAACTAATGCAAAAACATTGGTACCATTTGGTTTCCGTGCAATGAATGCACCAATTCCATTAATGTCTGGGTCATTGAGTTTGAATGCAACATCATATGCAACATCACAAGTACAAACATCATATTACTCAAACAATTATTTTGGATTCGATTTTACCAATTTAAACAATTTAAATTATTTAGCTCCGGTTCCAACAACAGGTGCTAATACAGGAAGCAATTCTGATTTCTATCTTGGAAATGTATCACAAGATGCAGCCGCAGCTTTCCCAACAGCAACACCATATTCAGGGTCATTGGAAACTGCATTGACAGCCGGCACGTTTACAACAAATGTTGCATTATCAACACGTAAATTTATTGTTGGATTCCAAGGCGGATTTGATGGCACTCGACCAAACTTAGCTAAATTCTCCGGTGAAGATATTGCCGCGGCAAATACATTTGGATTTGATTGCTCTGGAACAGGTACAAGTGGAACAACATCATATAATAAAGCATTTGCATTGTTAGCAAACACTGATTATTATGATATGAACATGTTAATTACACCGGGTATTATTGACAGTCTGCATAGCGTAATAACAAATGCAGCTCGCAATTTGTGTGAAACTCGTCAAGATACATTTTATGTGATGGATTCAAATCCATTAACAGATTCGGTAAGTCAGGTTGTAGCTCAGGCAACAACTTTAGATAGCAATTATACTTCAACTTATTGGCCTTGGGTAAGAATTTTGAATCCAGCTAAAAATGTACCGGTATGGGTACCGCCATCAGTAGTAGTTCCTGGAGTATTAGCATTTAATGATGCAGTAGCAGCACCATGGTATGCACCAGCAGGTTTAACAAGAGGTGGTTTAACAAGTGTATCTGATACGTACGTGAATTTATCACAAACAATGCGTGATTCATTGTATGAGGCCCGTGTTAATCCTATTGCGAACTTCCCTAACGAAGGACAAGTGATTTGGGGTCAAAAGACTTTACAGGCTCGACCAAGTGCATTAGACCGCGTAAATGTACGTCGATTATTGATTACAGTTAAGAAATTTATTGCGTCATCAACTCGTTATTTGGTATTTGAACAAAACACAGATGCAACTAGATTAAGATTCTTGAGCATAGTTAATCCATATTTAGATCAAGTAAAAGCTAAACAAGGTATTTATCAATTTAAAGTAATTATGGATCAATCAAATAACACAGCAGATATGATTGACCAAAATATTTTATACGGACAAATACTTATTCAACCGACTCGTACGGCTGAATTTATTATTTTAGATTTCAATATTCAACCAACCGGAGCAAGTTTCCCGGAATAGTAGAATAAATATTTAAAAGAAAGGTAGGACTTAGGTTCTACCTTTTTTACTTACTTCATATTTATATAAAACAAATAAGGAAGAAATAAATGGCATTAACACCAACATTACCAGATATTAGCCAAAGTGATTTATTTACTAGCGCATTTTCGTGGGAACCAAAATACGCTAACCGATTTATCATGCAATTAGCAGGTACAAACATTCCAGCATATTTAATTAAGGCCGCAGCTCGACCTACAATTACTAACGGTGAAATTGTTTTAGATCATATCAATATTGACCGAAAAGTTAAAGGCAAGTCTCGTTGGAGTGATTTAGCAATTACATTGTATGATCCAATTACAAGTGAAGGCGCACAAGCAGTAATGGAATGGGTACGTTTACATCACGAATCATTAACAGGTCGCGACGGATATTCATCTGATTACAAACGTGACATTGAATTTTATGCTTTGTCTGCATTGGGCGAAAAAATTGAAAACTGGACATTAAAAGGAACATTTATTTCAGATGCAAATTTTGGACAAATGGATTGGGGAACAGAAGAAGCAATGACAATTGAATTAACATTGAAATTTGATTACGCAATACATCAATATTAATCTATAAAATATTAGAATCATTAATGGGGGCAAATTGCTCCCATTTTTTATGTTCTATATATTTATAATAAAGTTATAAAGGATAAACATGGCAGGAATGACAGATAGAGTTTCAGATCAAACAATAATTCAACTAGCAAAACAGCAGTACGAATCACAAAAACAACACAGCATGCCCTCGGAAATATTTTCGTTGGTAAGTAACGGTATGGTATATTCTAAAGATCATCCATTGCGTTCCGGTAAAATTGAAATGCGATACATGACCGCATATGATGAAGATATTTTAACTAATTCATCATATATGCGAGAAGGCGTTGTATTAGACAAATTGCTTGAAGCATTGATAGTGACACCTGTTGATTATTCTACAATTGCTAGAATTGACAAAAACGGATTAATTATTGCAGCACGCATTGTAAGTTATGGAAAAGATTACAATGTTATTGTAAAAGATCCAAAAACTAAAAAAGAATTAAAACGCATTGTAGATTTATCTAAATTAAAAGGAACACAATTTAATTTAGAAGCTGATGACGCCGGCGAATTTAATTACACGTTAGCAGATAACACTAATTTAAAGTTTAAATTTTTATTAACAGGAGATAATGACGATTTAAAAATATCAGAATTTTTAGAACGAACAATTACGCAAGTTAATGATTCTAGAAAACTTGAAGACATACAAGATTTTATTCGTTACAAGTTTATGGCTCGAGACTCAAAAATATTTCGTACTTATATTACAGATAATACTCCAAATATGATAATGGATTATGAATTTGAAGGTGAGGATGGGAGCACCTTCATCTCCGGGTTTCCGATTGGAACAGACTTTTTTTGGTTTTAAATCAGAAGATCGTGTAACGTTACATGCTAACCTTTTTGATTTAATATGGTTTGGCGATGGCCGTTGGGATTGGCAAACATTGTATACAATGCCGGTGCATATTCGAAGATTTTGGATTAGCAAAATCAATAAAATGCAAGATGACCGACAAGTAGCTGCAGAACAACAACGTGCAAAAACATCAATAAAAAAACCTAAGGTGGTAAAATCTCCACTGTAAATATTTATATTAAATAGGATATTGTCGATGCTAGATACTAATGAAATTCAACTAATCAAACGTTTAAAATCTAAACCTAGACTAGGCATGGCTGACGAAAATTTAGACCGCGTACAAAAACAATTAGAAGACATATTTAAAGGATATAAAGCTGCATCTGGAGATATACTCCGAGAAGGTGCATTTAAAATATTAGCAGAGAGTGCACAAAATTTATATGCAAAATTAAATGTATTAGAAACAAGAAATTTAGCTGTACAATCTGGATTTAAAACAAGCACCAAACGAGCAGCTGAATTAGGTTATCAATTTGATAAATTAGCAATATCTGCCGGCAACGCATTTAATTCAGAAAAACTTAAGGGATATCTAGTAAATTTAAATAAAGTATTTGTTGGTAATACTAAATTATTTAAAGCAGGAAATGAATCAGGAGAAGCAATAGCTAAACAAGTAAACGCTCTTCAAAATAAGTTAAAATTAACAGACGAGCAAGCTAATAATTTTATTAAATTCCAATTAAATGCTGGTAAAGTTGCTAAAAGAGGCGATATTACAAAATCTATAACCGATACACAACAAGCAATTGCAGATGTTGCAAAAGCAATGGGTGGCGAAGACGGTTATGAATCAGCATTAACTGCTATCACATCAGGGATTGGCGATTTAGGAGCAGCTACAAACGCAACATTTGGTCGTATACCTAAAGATTTAGCATTAGCAGTATTAAAATCTAATAAATTAGGTTTGTCATTAGAAAAAATTACGGGTATCGGAAAAGGATTTTTAGATATAGAGCAAGCAATCGGATCAGAAATTGAATTTCAAATTTTATCAGGTAAAGAATTATTAACTACCGATAAAAAAAGTTTAACTAGTGAATTTCAAAAAGCAGCATTAGCTCAAGATGCAAATAAACAAGCAGAATTATATGCAGATTTCTTGAAAAACTTTGGCGAAGATTTGCAAAATGATCCATTATTACAAGAGCAAGCAGCCGGGATGTTTAATTTAAGTGCAGACGACCTGTTTGATTCGTTAGCAACATATCGAGCAAGTATTGCAGACGCTATAAATCCAGCTGCTGCATTTCAAGAAATATTTAAAAAAACGTCTACAGATATAGGCAAAAGTGTAGACTCATTTGACAAGTTAGCTGACGCAGAAAGTCAACAAACACAAACCGATCGATTAAAAGACGATGCTCAAATTGCAAAAAATAGAGAAATAATAGGAGCAAATCCAGAAGGTTATGCAAATAAAGTTGTTGAATTAATGGATTTGTCAAAAAATTATCAAGACGGACTTTTAAAATTTAGTGCTGACATAACCAGCAAATTAGGTAATTCAGAATTCATGAAAAATTTAGCCGGAGCTGGCGGCATTGCAGTGGCCATTAAAGCATTGTATGAGTCAGTAAAAAGCTATACTCCTGGAAACTTTGAAGGTTCGCAAGTTACAGCTGATGTAGACGACATTTTTATTCCTGCAGGAGGCAACAATGTTATTACCGGCCCACTTGGATCATTTTCATTGGATCCTAAAGATGATATAATTGCAATGCCAAATGCTAGAGAAGCCTTAGCAAATCAGGGTTCTACTACACCAAATAATACAACACAAGGCGGAACAGATACAGCAGCATTAGTTGCCGCATTACAAGGAATGAGTTTTCACGTAACAAATACATTTGATGGAGATAAAATACAATCTCAATTAACAATACGACAAGGTCAACGACTTAATGCTTAACAAGGAAAACTATGCCATATTCATATAACGCGCCGTACGGGTTTACATTGTTTTCATTAGGAGGCACCGGGAATTATGAAACACCAAACACTGTATATTTACAAGATAGTATTGGTTTAGGATCAACAACCTCCGGAACAGCATTACATCCAATACAAGCAGAAAAACTCATAATTTCAGGCAACACTGCAGCATATGACAAAAAAAAAAATATAAAAACTGTATATGCTAATTTTGACAATGATTCTGCAAACCCATCCGGATACACATACCCAAATCGAATAGATATTATTGGTAATATAGGAAACGTTGCCCCCGGAGCTATATTTGCAAATGTTGCTAAGAACGCAATACTTGGAGCAGCATCTGGACTAGGAAATCCTTTAACTCAACAATTTGTTCAACCAGCAGTATCTTCTTTATTCAAAATAAAAACATTGGATGGTATTTTAGATGACCGCAGTGAAAACATGGGACAGCCATATTCAATAATGCCATTTACTAGACTAGAACAAATTGCAAAATGGCCAGGCAAATACAAAGATTTTAGATCATTTAAAGGATATACGTTTAATGTTAACACTGTTAGATTAGACGGAGCATCTGCTGCAACTCGAGGTGTTGCAAATTTAGATGTTAAAGGAAGCATAATTGGCGCTGCGTACGCAGCTGCGTCAGTATTACCAGGCGGCGCTTATCAAGTATTTAATATTGAATCCATATATGGTTGGGGAAATCATGGTGAACCAAACGCAGCACATCGAGATTTTACATCTAGAAGTCATGTTGCAACAAGATGGAAAGTAGAAATTGGAATTGATGACGTTACAGGCAAACCTAAAAAAGGAAGCTGGGCACCTACAAATAATCCTATAGAAAAAGCAACGGAATTTCGAGGAGATAAAATTACTGTTATTGATTATAGTCAAAGAAAATTATCTCAAGCATATCAATGGAAATCTACATTATTTCCGGGAGCTGAAAAATGGAACAACTTTGTATCTGCAACTGATTTAACTAAAGATTTTATTAAATTTTATTTTACAGGGCCAAAATTACAAAATGGTGTCGATGCACCCCCGGATGATATAATTGTATTTCGTGCAATTATTGATTCATTTACTGATACACATTCACCTAGTTGGTCTGCTGTTCCCATGATTGGTCGAGCGGATCCTAATTATACGTATACTGGTTATTCACGCGAAGTAAATATATCATTTACTGTATTTGCAACTAGCCGGGATGAAATGAAACCTATATATCGAAAATTAAATGCATTAGCATCATATACTGCACCAGAATATGGCGTTGGCACAATTGCAATGAAATCACCATGGATGCGTATGACAATTGGAGACCTATTAGTTCAACAGCCCGTACTTATAAATTCATTGTCATATACATTTGTAGATGGAGATACAACTTGGGAGATCAACATTGAAGATGATCCTACAATGATGCAAGCTCCACATAAAATTACAGTGTCATTAGGATTAAATGTAATTACAGATTATCTTCCTGAGAAAAAAGGCAAAATGTATACATTGGCTAAACAATTCAATAAACAAGCAACACCAATTGAAGGCGGAGATAATTGGTTAAGTGATTTTGGAACAACTGCAATGAGTGATGAACTTTTAATGCAAGCAGGAGATAAACAAGAAGAAAACAAAACCAAAATAGAATAATGCGGGTTTTACGTAAAAATAAAAGGAACTAATTATGAATAGATACGAAACAGCATCTGCAATTAAAGACAGTAATGAAAAAAGAAAACTATCAACCATAATAACACCTACGCCTGAAGCAAATACTGCCGATGTATACATACAAACAAGATCTATAGAACGATTGGATTTATTGGCTTATAAATTTTATAATGATCAAACTCTTTGGTATATAATTGCTGCCGCAAATGGATTAGGCAAAGGATCATTATATGTGCCAGCAAATAGCAGATTAAGAATTCCATCCAAAGATACAATACAACAACAAACTGAACAGACAAACAAAACTAGATGAGTACAATATTTTATTCGCAAGTAAACAAATCGGTACAAAAAGAATTGATAGCGCGGGGTACAGCTGGCACAGCAAATCGTACTACTGCTGCAATAGACTATATGGTTAGTAAAATAGCAAATGTTCAAATTGAAGCATATGATACAAAGCCAACTGCAAATACAAAAGCTATGCCTGGATTCGGAACTTTAGGAGGAACAACCGTTCGTGCAGGAGCATATATGCCAAGTGGTGAAACTGGATTCTTAAATGATAAATTAAGACCTGCCAATAGGATACCACCGATTATAACTGGATTAAGTATTTCAATAAATGACCAATCTAAATCATATATCAATAAAGCAAGTGTCACCATATTAGTACCAGATGCTACAACTGATATGGATGGCAGTTATGGTATGGAAGCAATATATTGTAAACCCGGACGTTACGTTAAAATTGCTATAATACATCCAGCAAGTGCATTGCTAACAGATGGAATCTTAGATGATGATAGATTACCATCGATTGATTTTTTAAAAACTTTATATCCAAACACAGATGTTTCAAGTTTACGAAAAATGAATGAATTGTATTTTCAAGGACGAATTACAACATTTTCATACACGTATAATGCAGATGGCACATTAGCATTAACATTTGAATTAATTGGAACAAGCAATACATATGCAGAAGCAAAAATTTATATAGATAATAAACCAAATGCTACTGCAACAGGAACAAAAACTGAAAATCAAGTAACAAGTTTATTTACTTCGCTGAGCAATGAAGTAGATGCAATCAAAAAAACATATGAGGAAAAAGGCATAAATGATTTTGAACACCTAGTAGCAAATACAACGGACCAAAGCATATTAGTAGGAAAACCATATGTAATTGGAAATACAAATTCACTCACAAATCGTATGATATCATTGGGATATTTAATACAACATATTAACACAAAAATAACAGCAGCAATAGGCGCTAGAATCCATTGTGATGATGTTGTATGCAAAAGCAATTATTATGAACGATTAGTTTCAGCAACTCCATTAAGCATGATACTTTGGCGTGGCAAAACTGATTTGTTGCATGACACATATAAATTTGATTATCCGGAATCTGATCGTATTAAAAACTTAAGTCCAACAAATGATGCAGCATTTAATGCATCATTACAAATGTTTCCTAATATTAAAAAAGCAGATATTAAAACAGATGGATTTTCAGTTGTATCTGCAAATTCTTCATATTCATTGCCGTCTAGAATATACATTGATTTAGAATTAATTCGAACTCTTATTAAAAAAATTGAAACTAAAAACGATCCATCAATTAACAACTTTTTAACTGAGTTATCTCGCGAAATTGCAGAAAACACCGGCAATGCAATAATATTAGCATTAATACAGCATCCAACAATTTTTGATGCCCTAATTTATTATGATACAAATTATGTAAATGTAGCAGGTGCACCTACATTAGAATTTACATTGCCAGTTTTTGCAACAAAAACAGGAGCGTCAGTTGTTAGAGAGTTTTCATTAACATCAAAAGTTCCAAACAATGTTAAAACCATGGTATATGGAATTGATTCTAATAAAACAGGAACTCAACGTGTAACTACATATAATCCATATATATATGCTGATGCAGAGACAAGAAAACAATTAGCAGACGATTGGAAAACAGAACACAAACAAGCAATACGTAAGTTAGCGGAAGCAAAAGAAAAAATTGCAAAGAAACCAGAAAAAGATGAACAAATTATTAAAGAGTTAAAACAAATACTAGAAAAATATGTTACATATTTTACTGATGATATTGAAAAATCAATCGGAAACAACAAATCAATCTTCCCAATGGAATTAGAATTTACAATTGATGGTATTAATGGATTCAAATATGGAGATGTGTTAAACTTTAACGGATTACCAAAAAGATATACAGACTCATTTGTATTTACGGTTCTAGGAATAGAACATACAGTTTCTAATGAAGGAGAGTGGACAACTAGAATTAAATGCAATCCTAGGATTCGAATAAAAGAATAATATGAGAAATCGTTTACATTATACACCTAACCAAATAACACTTAACTTGTATACAACTGGGTCGCAATGGATGACTGATGATGGAGCTGAGTTTATTGGGCCATATCATACATATACTACAGGTGAAATTTTTTCAGAATCCAAATGGAATGCAAAAACATCAAAAAAATTGGTGCCATTAGTTTTACATGCAACAGACAATCATGTATATAAACAATTAAAAACGGTTCAAACTAAATTTGATAACCCACAACCTATACAACCCGTAATTACAGAACAAGACAAAGCTGCAGGATTCATTACTAGATATTTTCTGAAAAAAACAAATGAATATGTAATTACTGAAATTGATGAACCACAATATGATAAATGGGTAATACAAGAAATTGATTCATATATATGGACCGCTAAAAAAATTACATGGTATATAACTGGCAATTTGCATGATGAAATGCAAAATGGTGTATTAGCGACAGGAGTAATTGAAAAAAATTTTCAAGAAATACGAAAAGCAGAAACGGAAATCCCTGGAATATCATTGATATTAACAAATCCAATACAATATTATTCAGACTCTGATTTTGTAATTCCAAAAGATATCAATTCATAACATTGGATTCCTAAGATTTTATCATTATTATATTAATGTATGATAGTGGACTCAGAATCGGAATTGAATACATTATTCACATACATAAAAGGACGAAAAACTTTGCTAGTTCCAATATTAGCAGATCCACTTCTCCATGCCGCTGTGAATAAAGTAACATGTATATATGTATACACTGAAGATGCAATAGAACGCATTGTGCCTATTCAACATACTGAACAGCTACGGGGCTTTACTGAACATCTACAACAATTCATGGATCTGACTGATATCTTTGTATATGACAAAAAACAATGGCTTCAAATAGGCGGAAACAATGCCGTATGGGATGTTAAAACATTGTGGTGGTACACATATAATGAAGCATATGACGAAACTCATTATCATACACCAGCACATCAATTTTATTGGAGACGTCACACCGCACTTTCAAATATAAATGCACTTATTCCAATGATGCAACATTTGGCAATGTGTCAGAAGATTAGAAAATATGCTTGGCCAATGTGTGTGAATTCAAAATTAACTCAATCATATTTGCAATTCAATTCAATATATCCAGAAACGTTTGCAGAAATAGAAAGTGCGGGCCTACATGTTAATGACACATTTAGAATGCCAGCATTAATTAAAGATAATCGAGTTTATTCGCAGTACAATTATTATACAATGACAGGTCGTCCTAGCAATGCATATCGAGGATTTAACTTTGCTGCAATGAACAAAGAAGATGGCACAAGAACAGCCTTTTGTAGCAGGTTTGAAAATG